GAAAAATCTAGCCCTGTATATTATGATAAAAATACAGGTAAATTTGTTACAAACCGTAATGTCCCATTTTTATCAATGGGAGAATTATCCTACTTTATGTATCATCATGTACAAAAGCCACACTATTGTCAGAGTGATTTGACAAAAAAGAGTGTTGAACATTTTCTTATATGGATTTATGTGATGAATGCAAAAATATTGGAGAGTGGTGTAAGTGTGCTAAAGCACAGTCTCACTTTTCTATAGAAGAGGAATTATTGTCACAACCTACACGAGATATGATAGGTTACATAGCAAGTTTTATTATGTTATTTCACCTATTTTACGTGTGGTTTCTATATATTACACATTTGATAATAGAGAAAACCTCCCGCAATGATCGCCCTAATTGGGCGACTAAAAAACTCATAGCACATGTTAAGAATATGCCGAATCAATTTCACTTACCTAAATGGTTTATGTATGTTCCTAATTGGGCATTGTCGTATTTTTTGTGTGAATATTGGCATAATTGGTTACATATTAAATGCCAACAAGTCTCTGAACAAGGTCTGCTTATGACCAGTTATTGTCAGAGTAGAGACTTTCGTCGTAAAGCTTTTAAATTTGCGACTTTAGTCGGTATTTTTGCTATAATTACACGTGTTGTTTCTACATACGTGTGTTTAAGTTCTTCGCAGTCTCTTTTTGAAGATAATGAGACTAAAAGCGAAGTTAAGAATGTTTGGAAAGTTAAATACCAAGATATTAGCAAGTTAAATTCATCTTGCACTACAATATCTTATGATGAGCTTTCATCTCGTATAGAGAAAAACATTTGTCATTTAGTAGCTAAAATTGGTAATGGTCACAATGCTTTTACTAATGCCTTAGGTTATAAAGGAAATTTGATGTTCGTTCCATTGCATTGGTACGAAGGCATTAAAGAACATTTCCCTATGCGCTTGGATATAATAAGAGAAGACGTGCAGGTTACTGCAGGGCCTAATCGTTATGGTGTACTTATAGATGAGAACAATTTTGTTCATGTAAGTACTCACAATCAAGAGGATGTTATTCTTTTACAGCTTAGTGCTGTGGGCACATTCCGCGATATCTCTAAGTTTATTCCTAACCAAGTTATGGATGGGAAAATGGAAGGTCAATTGATAGTCCGTAAAAGAAATGGAGAACTTTCACATAGAAAAGTGAAAGCCTTTCATAAGACTCTTGTTTATTACAAATCCGACAATCACACTCATCAATATTTAGGTTACGAAGCATCTGTTTCGGAGGAAACCAATTTTGGTGATTGTGGTGCTCCATATATTATTAAAGCACAAAATGGTGTTTATATTGGAGGTATCCATATAGCTGGTCGTAAGGCGAGTGGGTTGTTACGACCGCTTACTTATATTTGCCCGCTTCACAATTGGGATTACATTTCTCGTACTTTTGTACCTGCTTCATATGATGGTATAGATTTGAATAAAACTTACCTAACCACAGAAGATTTGCAGGTAAAACCAATGCAACATCGGAAGTGCCCAATTCGTTCCACTAAAGGTGGAACTTTACAAATTTATGGATCAATTAACTCTCACAGAAGAGCTATTAAAACCTTAGTTTGCGATACGCTTATGTGTGAAGATGTTTTGCAACATTATAATTTGTTAGAACCTAAACACATAGCACCTCGGGGCATATCGTCCCACCAGGCCGCTGTCAACAATTTAGAACCTATGTTTGACAAGCCTACCTTTCCGCAAAAATATGTGGATCGCGCACAAGATGCTCTCTATGAATGGTATTCAAGAGAAATACGATTGTGTGATATTGAAATGCCAAGTGGACCCTTAGATTTGGATTCTGCTATTAATGGCATAGATGGCATGGCTTATATGGAGCGAATGCCCCTTAAAACATCAGGTGGTTTCGCCCATAAAGGTTCCAAGTCCAAATATTTGAACCTGTGTACTGGTAATGAAAACCATGAAGTTCTATACCGTTTCAAAAGTGAAATGCAGTCCGAATATGATAAAATGTTATATAATTACCAAGAAGGTAGACGAAATAACATAATTTGGGATTTTAACTTCAAAGATGAGCCAATCACTCATGAGAAGTTGGAGAAACAGAAATGCCGCATTTTTAATAGCGGTCCTTGTGCTTTCATAGCACTGGAGCGTCAATTCTATTTGTGGTGTATACCGTTTTTTAGTGGTCATTTCCGTCATAAATTCGGAATGGCCATTGGTGCCAATTGTTTTAGCAGTGATTGGAAAACACTTTATGAATATGTCACACAACATGGTGAAGACCAAGTTATAGCTGGTGATTATTCAAAATTTGATAAGCGTATGTCTTCTCAAAGGATGCTTGCTGCATTTAACGTTTTAATTAAGATCATGCGTAACGCTGGCTGGCACGAAGAAGACATTCAAGTAGCAATTGGGATTGCTACTGACATATGTTATCCTGTTTCAAATGCCTTTGGTACAATTATTGAAACAGATGGAAGTAATCCCTCAGGTCATTCATTAACAACAGTCATTAATGGCATGGTAAATATCATGTACATTATGATTGCTTGCATGGATATAGAAGATAAACAAGGAACTACTTATATTGATTATAACTATTTTCCTAGATACTGTTCTATTTTAACATATGGTGATGATAATTGTATGTCATGCAAATACAAATGGATGAACCATGTTGCTATTTCAGCAGCATTAGATAAGTACGGTGTTGTTTATACATCTGCTGATAAAAAGTCTAAG